AGCTGGCCGAGCTGCGCAACGCCGACGCCACCAGCGGCGCGACCAGGCGCAACCCGCGCGGCCGCCGGCTGTTCGTCACCGATCCCGCCTCGAAGGCCGATCTGAGCTAATGGCGAGCTGCTCGCGCCAAGGCTGCCAAAGCCCGGCCACGCATATGCCGGAGCTGCGCGTTTGGGCGCTAGGGCGGCCCAAACTGCCCAATCAGTCGGCGCGGGTGCTTATCCGGGTGCCGGTCTGCGAACCGTGCGGCCTCAAGCTCACTGCCGAAGATGTGGTTTCCGATGCCGGCTGGGAAGAATTGCTCGACGCTTTCGACCTTGAGGGAAAGGCAGAACCTGACCGCGCGTCGCTCGAAGTTGACCTGCTGAAAATCACGCAACATCGCGGAGCGAACTAATGGCCGACATCGTGGACGGCACGCCGGTCGCCCAGCAGCGCGCCCGCTCCAAGCAGGTTTGGACGAACCGCAGCGGCTGGGATTCGCTGTACAGCGAGGCCTACGACTATGTGCTGCCGAACCGGCGGCCGGGCGGCACAGGCAAGACCAAAGCCCCCACGCAGATGATTTTCGACATGACGGGGCCGAATTCGGCCATGCATTGCGCCGGCGAAATCCAGCGCCAGATTTTCCCGGCCTCGACGCCGTTCAATCTCGAATGCGGCCCGCTGGTCGCCTCGCATCTGTCGGCGGCCGAAAAAACGCAGTTCGACAAGAAGCTGCAGGGCGTCGCCAGCTTCGTCTATCCCTTCATGAAAACCGGCGATTTCGACACGTCGATGCACGAATGCTGCACCGATCTGACGGTCGGTACCGGCGTGGTCTTGCCGTTGCGCGGCCCGTCGATCAATGAGCCGCTGCGCTTCGTCTGCATCCCGCAGGACGAAGTGGCGATCGGGCAGGATGCCTGGGGGCGTGTGAACTATGCCTCGTGGAAGCGCTGCAATCTCGGCCGCGAGGCGGTGGTTGAGGCGTGGCCGAAGGGCGAATTCACCGCCGAGTTTAAGCGTCTCGCCAAGGAAAAGCCGTACGACGAAATCGTGCTGTTTCAGGATTTCTACCGGTTGCCCGATGGCCGCTGGCGCTTTTGCGTCTATCTCGAGACGGATGGCGGCTTCATCGCCCAGGAGACGACGCGCACCCAGCCGATCGCCGTTGCGCGCTTCTACCGCTGGCCGGGCGAGGCCTACGGGCGCGGCCCGGTGCTGTTTGCGCTGCCGACCATCAAGACCGTCAACAAGGCGCAGGAACTGACGCTCAAGGCGGCCGCCATCCAGCTGCTCGGCATATGGGGTTTCCGGGCCGGCGGCACCTTCAACCCCGACACGGTGCGGCTCGGCCCCGGCGAGTTCTGGCCGATGCAGTCGACCGGCGGCCTGCTCGGCCCGGACGTCCAGCGCCTCGATACCGCCAGCGGCCGCATCGATGTGGCGAAGATGATCATCGGCGACGGCCAGCGCCAGATCCGCGACGCACTGCTTGACACCCGCATCTTCGACGATGGCGGCACGCCGGCGTCGGCTTCGGAAATGGCGCTGACCGCGCAGCAGAATTCGCGCGTGCATATCGGGGCCTATGGCCGGTTGAACGTCGAAATGCTGGGCACGATCGTGCCGCGCGCGATGGAAATCCTCAACGACTGGCAGCTGCTGCCGAACCTGATGAGTTTCAACCAGCTGCTGGTGTCGATGTACATCAACTCGCCGATGGCGGCGGCGCTGAAGGCCGACCAGCTGGCCGCGTCGGTGAACTATTACAACCTGGTGGCGCAGACGGTCGGGCCGGAGCGCGTCAACGAAAAGATCAATATCGATCGCTATCTGGACCGCAGCCGGCAAGGCCTGCTGGTGCCCGTCGATATCGTCACCACGGCCGACGAAGAAGCGGCCGCGATCAAATCCAACGGCGAGCGCCAGGCGGCGGCCCTTGCCGCGCAGGCGGCAGTCAAAGCCGCGCCGCAGCTGATCGACGCCGCAACCCAGCCGGAAGCACAAGCCGCATGAGTGGACCATTTAATTTTGCGCGGCCGATGTTGGCCGTCGACCAGCTGCTTAAGGGGCCGACGACTTGGGAAGGGCTCGGCGAAGCGTTTTTCCCGGCCAAGACCGCCGACAATTTCGACCCCGGCGACGACATGAAGCTGGTTCTTTACCACTTCTACAACAACGCCGAAGGACGCCGGATCATCGAATGGCTGGCCGACCTCACGGTGCGGGCGCCTTTCCCGCATGTCGGCTCGATGACGGAAAGCGCGGCCCTTGCGGCCGGCAAGCACGAGGCCAGAACAGCCGTCGGCTACGCGATGCTGCGAGCGATCGCCGAGGGTGAACAACTCTGGAAGCAGCAAAGGAGCCAACTAGACCCATGAAACATCTGCTTGAGAAGTATTTGCATCCATTCTGCAGCGTGGATGGTGGCGGCGGCGGCGGCGGCGGCCCTGCACCAGCTCCAGCAGCTCCGGCGCCGGTGGCTCCAGCGCCCGGAGACCAGCCGCCGGCACCGCCCGCGCCTTCACCGGCGCCCGTGGCACCGCCGGCGGCTGGCCAGCCCTACAAGCCGGCAGGGCTGCCTGAAACCATGTTCGGCAAGGACGATCGCGAGACCATGGACAAGATGGCGACGGCCCTTGATGGCTATCGCAAGCGTGATTCGGCGGTGCCCGACAAGATCGAGGCCTACAACGCCTTCGAGATCGACAAGGCGCCGGAGGCCATCCGGCCGCAGCTGCAAGCGCTAGCGGCCGATCCGCTGTTCGGCGCCGTCGCCAAGGTGGCGATGGAGGAGAAAATTCCGGTCGCCAGCCTGCACAAGCTGACCACGGCGCTCTACTCCCAGGCGCAGGAGGCCGGCATTCTGGAAGCTCCTATCGACCCGGTGGCCGAACGCGCTGCGTTGCTGCCCGAAACCGCCAAGAGCTTGCCGAAAGCCCAGCAGGACGCCGCCATTGAGGCCCGCCTAAAGGCGAACGAAGATTTCGTCACGCTGATGCAGCAGCACGGCCTACCGAAGGAAGTGGGCGAACATGGCCTGTTGATGCTGATGGACACCGCCAAGGGCAACCAGCTGATTGAGTTTTTCGCCTCCAAGATGACCGGCGCCGACAAGGCGCAGCCATTCCCCGGCGCCGGCGCCGCGCCGGCTGGTTCGGGCGCTCGCGAAGCACTCAAGGCCCAGCTCGCCGCGCCGGAAATGAACCCGCAGCATCCGAAGTTCGATCGCGCCAAACACGACGCGCTCGATGAACAGTACCGCAAGCTGATCCCCGGCTGATCGCCGCGCAATTGACGCCGCGCCGGCCGGGCCATTCTCGGCCGGCGCAACCAAGGGAGCGACCCGGCGGCGGCGGGCTATCCTTCACCGGACCCTGCAAGAACCGGCTCTATCGGCCCCACGGCTGCTTTTGAACAGCAACCCAAAGGGGATTTCCCATGTCGATCCAGATCGCTGCCTGGTTTACCGAAAAGATCAAAGACAAAGTCACCGTCCAGTTTCAGGCCCATGGTGGCCTGCTCGACGGCACCATGATGTCGGGTGACACCCAAGCCAACACCGTCAAATTCCCGATCATCGGCCGCACGGAAGTCTACAAGCTCACCGGCGCCATCGAACGTGTGCCTGTCACCGGCACCGGCCTGACCACTGTTCAGCTCACCATGGACGATTTCGAGGCGTCCGACTGGTGGCGCGTGCAGGATGCCTACAAGGCCGGCCCGAACGAGCAGGCCGCGCTGGTGACCATCATCACCGCCGCCATCCGCCGCAAGCGCGACAAGATCAAGCTCGATGCGCTGGCGACGTTCGCATCCGGCGGCTTCGGCGTCACCACGCTCGGCAACGGCACCGCCGTGATCGATATCATCGATCTCGAACAGGCCCGCGCGCAGATCGCCGGTACCGGCGCCGACGACGCCGGCGAGGCGCAGGTGTTCTGCCTGCTTCCCGCTATGTGGATGAGCCAGCTCAAATTCTACAAGGAATTTGCCGACGCGCAGTGGGTCGGGCTGGACAACGCGCCGTTCTCCAAGGTGCAGCGCATGCGCATGCGCACCTGGTCGGGCGTCAACTACATCGAGGGGCCGGACGAGTATTTCGCCGGCAAGGACGGCACCTCGCTCTACGCCTACATGTGGCACCACGATTCCATGGGCGCTGAAACGCCGTGGAACAAGGAAGCGCCGACCATCACCCATGAGCCCTTGATGCAGTGTTCGCCACATCTGTTGAAGGCCGGTCTTGGCGGCGCCGCGATCGGCATCCA